CACCTTTAGAGATTCCAGCAGTGTTCGCTGAAATCTTCATCGCGAGCGATAGAACGGTTGCCATCACTCACCTCGCAGTTGGCGGCTGAACTCCTCCAACGCTTGTTGCGTCTGGAGTTCGTGCTGCGGTGGAGACTCGATCGGCACGAAGTCTTGCGGCTTCGGCGGTTTCGATTTGCCTGAGTACGGGGCGAGCATGGCAGCAGCCATGATGCCCGTCTGATGCCAGGAGTCGGCAAGCGGCATAAAGAAACGATGCACGGCCATCCACTCGCTCAACTCTCTGCTGTCCATCGTGTCGCATAGTTGAGCCACCGTCATGCCAAGTTGTGCGGCCAGCCGAAACAAAAACAACCGGGTTGGCCGCAGGTTTAGTTTTTTGCGAGTTCCTCTACGTCGTCATCGGTCAGGGCGTTGTGCTTCATCGCCGCTTCCCAGATGCGAGTAATCACGCGGGCAGATTTTCCAGCAAGCAGATCAATCTCTGAAGACGTGAAAAGCAGTTTGCCCGATTCATCACACAGGACTCGTTGCAGGAACTTAGAACGAAAGTTCTCGACGCCTTTGTTCTTGTTCACCATCCAATCGTTCTCGTAACTGTCTCGCTCGCCGACAGTCATCACGCGAACGAAAACACTGCCGCCCCACTCAGGAACCTGAACCTCAAAGAGGCCCATGTCATCGGCTGCGAGAATCTGATCTTTTGTGAGTGCCATGCTTAGTTATCCACGATGCGGAAAGATACGGTGAAGCGAGTTACACCATTCCGTTCAGGTGCGACAGCCACCGACTCCCAGATAGCATACGTTGAAAGTCCTGCATCACCACCGGAGATCACCAGTTGGGCTCGCGTCCCGAAGTTAGAGATGTTGACGTTCGCAATACCAAGGCAGGTAACGCTAACGCTGCCCTGCTCGGCTGACCACGCAGTGTCCCTGCCAGTGCGAGAGCCGCCGTAGTTCCACGACAACTCCTGCACCTCGGTGAACGGTGTGCCGTTCCATGTGACAGAGATGCCGGTGGAGTACGTTGCCATCAGCGTTAGGTAGTCACGCGAACCGTAGCATTCCCACGAATGGCATCATTCATGGCAAGCGTCACAGATGACGAGACAATCGTTGCCGTCGCGCCTGTGATGTATGTGCCGACCGTAAATGCGCCGGAAGTGCCTCCGACGAGTTGAGAAGTGCCGATATAGTCAAAAGAAACTTCTTTTCCAGTCTCTCCTGTGGCACTCCCCTTGAGCGGGCGAGCCTGAGTCAGCATCGTCTCTCCGGTCGTTTGACCGAGGTGACTGATGTCGATGCGATCGGTCGCACCACTGACATCGGAGTAACTGATCGACACATTGGTGACGGTGTATGTCGTGCCGCCGAAAACAACCGTCGTGCCTGATCCATCATGTGGCGTTGATGCCATCTTCTAACTCTCCTGCCAGAGAACGTCGTAAGTCTGCGTGACCGAATAAGCGTTAGGAACCTCTGAGCCATCAAGGGCAACGATGTCGTCGCTCTCAGATTCCAGCGAGCAATGCCTCACAGTTGTATTTTCAAAACTGCCGCCAAATCCGTCCAGAACTTGCCGCACAGCATCCGCAATCTTCCTGACCGTCAGATACGTTTCCGCGAAGAACATGAAGTCTATCGAGACGCGAGGCAGCCCCATTGGCACGGTTAGCGTTGACTCCCGCGAAATCGCAGTCCGTCTCCAAATGATGAACGGCATGGCATCAACGGATGGAGCCAATTGTGGATAAATGCGTGACCCGACATGCAAAGTCACAGACGCATCGCTGGCGATAGCATTCCACAAAACGGTTTCAGGGCTTTTCAGCATCACAGTTTTGCCGCTTTCTTCAGTGCTTTATCAAGACTGTCAATCGTTTTCTGAGTTCGGTCAATGAGCCTCTGATTCAACTGGCCTTTTGTCTTGTTGAAGGCATCCGACACGGGAGGCCTGCCGCTGCGGCCACCAATAGGCATCGCGCCCGTCGATAGAGCCTGCCCTTTCTTGCCTCGCTTGAAAAACGACTTCGGGTAGCCTGAAGTCTTCAGAGAGCCGCCTGCTTTTGCGATCGCAAAGACACCTTTTTTGATATACGAAGATGCGATGTCGCCCTTCACGAAACGCTGTTTCGTGCCAAACTCAAGAAAGCCTTGATGGTACGCACGGTCTTTCCCTTTGCCCTTCGTCTTCTTCGATGAACTTCCAGGGCGTATGAATCCCACCAGTGCAACAGCATTGCCTGACTTTGCATACGCCTTCACTTTTATGGCAACGGCTTTTTTCAAGTTGCCGGTGTCTTCACCTATCCTGGCGACGTTTGCTTCTAACGCTTGATGCGAGGGTTTGACGACATACCGCATTGCAGTAGCCATCTTTTTTGAGATCAACTTTGTGTCTTTAGTCCGCTCTTGGAGTTTTTGCAGCAGCACTCGGTACTGAGGCATCTCAACTACAGTTCCTTCGGCATACTTAGGCATCAGACCTGCTCCTCGCAGAGAGCGACATGCTCGCTTCTGTTTTCGTACTCAAGCAGGCTGACAATATCAAGAATCCTGCCTCGCCAAAGAAACCTGTCTTGATGCGTCAGGCCAGACACATACCGAAAGCGAAGGCGATGAGACACTGATGTGGTCTGCTGACCGTATTCCAACGCCTCCCTTGATGAGACGCCGTTTACGCTCGCCCAGATAGTTGCCCCAGAATCCCAAGACACAATCGCTTCGCCAAGGCTGTTCGTTGTCCTGTTTGGCGTCTGTATCGTCACTCGCTCTCGCAACTCACCGGGGCGAATCATCTGTACTGCCCCCACTTCTGTGAGTCGAGCAAAGCCTTGACGCCAAATGGCACTTCGTTTGATGCCACATTGTCAGCGGCAAGCCTCCGCTCGTAGAGATGCCCGACGTGCATCAGGATCGCATGGCGAATGGCAGCAGGCACATCGCTGCCGCTTGGACCGTAGCCGCCCCACCATGTCACCGTGATGGAGTTCTGGTCTGCGAGGTGGCTCGGCCACGAGCCGCCATAGTTCGTGCGAGCGACGCCGGGAGTAGAGTCGCGGTCAACACGGTACTCGCTCGTTGAGAGAGTTGCCGTCGTCTGCGAATCACTGATCGTGTAGGTGATGCTGACTGCCGTCGTCGTGCCAGCCTGAGACATTGGCGGTCGTGGCATCTCGACTTCCCAAGGAAACGTATCAAGTTTCATCTGCCACTGCGTATAGACCAGTGTGCGATCAATGTAGGCTTCTGCCCACTGCCTCGCAGCCGTGATGAGTGTGCCGATGTAGGTGTCATCATCGGCGGTATCAACTCGCAAGTGAGCCTTCGCCTCGCTGACGCTTACAGGCTCAACTGCGGCGTCGGTTGCTCTCTTTAGCGAACGATACTCAGTTCTTGCGGAGTGAATGAATCTCATCCCGGCACTCTCCAAGAGTTTTCAGGTCGCTTGTTCGTCGTCAGAAAATCAGTGCTGTACTGATAGACCGGCCCAGATAAGTTTTTACCGGGCCATGTCACCATATATTCTCCATGCCCAAGCACGACCCTTGGAGAGACGAACAACCGATTTCCTGCTTTCTTAAACTGCTTCCAAAAAAAGATGTCGTCATCTGTCCTGCTGTCTCCCCACTCACCATCGTCGTTCGGTATTCCTTGGAACCACGGCTTCGGAGTCCGCTTGAGTGCGGCTGTTGAGATGAACGTGCATCCGAAGTGTGCGGTGTCTACCTGCTGAACAGGTGCGCCGAACCATTCCATCGACAGAGATGTGTGAGATTCTTCAGGTGGGCTGTCCATCGTGTCGAGCAGCGTTAGCATTGGCCTGCCGTCCTCACGCTTTGTTTGCAAGCCAGTGACGGCATCGCATTGAAACGTCATCGCCAGAGTCAGCAGATGCTCAACGTCTTCCTTGGTGAAGAACGTGTCGTAGTCGATCGTGAGGATGTACTCGCATTCGTCTACGAACTGCTCCATTACTCGCTGGAGACATTGACCCCAGAACGCACCTGTCACTTTCGTTGGCCGAATGCCAAGCGGCATTAAAGCCTGAGCCCATGTATAGAAGTTGTCCATGAAGCCAAGACGAGGCACTGACATCACTGCTTCAACACGAACGTCAGCGGTTGTGTCACCAACTTTGATAAGCATTGCAACTCCAATAAAAAACGGGCGAGCGTCGATGTGACGCCCGCCCGCTATGTTATCAGTTGCCTGTCAGTGTCAACCGGCGACCGCAGCCTTGACGCCCTTTGTGGTAGCGTCCTTCGGGCCTTCTTCGCCACGGCTCAGGCGAGCGTTGCTGGCAATAACCGAAGCAGCCTGCGGAGTCGCATAGACATTGAGGTAGCGGCTCTTGCCGCGAAGATCAACGTCAAAGCGAACCACATTGGTATCGCTGGTGTTGCCGGGAGTCGGCACGGTGAAACCACCTGCACCACCACCGACGAACGCCGTGATGTCGCTGTAGGACGAGGTTGTATCCCCTTCCTGCAACTTCAGAGCAATCGCAACAGCGGAGTTCGTTCCAGCCGCAGCGACCGGCTCAAACACAACGTCGATGCTGGCATGGTCGAAACCAAGCGTGTCGATGCTGTGCTGATGAGTCGTCGCGGTGGTCAGGTCCGCCGTGGCGATCTTGGTGACAGACTTACTGTTTTCTACTGGTAGCATCTCTATCTATCTCCGTGAGATCAAGAAGCGAACTTAAGACCGACGATCGGGCCAGCAACCGATGTGCTGCCGAGATCATGAACGACCATCGCGTTACGAGTTGTGGCGAACGTCAGCGTCTGATCGAACTCGATGTAACGCTCGGAAGCGGTACGGATCGAAACAGCACGTCGCTCACCGAACGTCGCAGCCTGTGACAGATCACCGAAGAGGCAGGCAATCTCCGAGGCAGTGCCGGTCAGGTCGCTCACCATGCTGTGAACAAGCCGGACAGGAAAGCCAAGGAAGTTGAGGCCAGCACCGCCAGCAATGTCGCTGGCAGAGTTGCCACTGCCTGCCATCATCAGACGAAGCATCGAAGACCCATAGCCAGCCGGCGAGATGTACCATGCTGCCTGACGACGAGCGTACAGAGGCAGGCGGCTCACCGTGTTGGTGAAGTCATTGAGGTCAAGGTTGTCGAACGTGTTGTTGCCGCTAGCGGCATTCACGACCGACTTCGTGTGGCTGCCGTCGTTGATCTTCGTGGTCACGCCAACAGTACCGTGATAGGTGCTGGTGCCGTCACCGATGAAGCCAGCGTTGTCGAAGGATTCAGCAAACGCCTGAGCCACTTCAACAGCCATCGCATCAGCGAGGTCAATGATGGAGTCTTCAAGCAGCGAGTTTGGAACGCGATTGGCGACGCCCCAAATCTTCGCAACGAGTTGCACGTTGTCAAATGTCACATCGCTGGTGCTGACCTCGGTGTTTTCACCAACGGCACGGGCGGCGAGGCCACCAGTGCGGCGAGCGATCACCAGGGTGTCAGACGACATAGGCACGCGGCGAGCGTACTGCGGGAAAGCACCGTACTCTTCAACGAGCCGGATGATTTCGCTGCTCATCTCGTCGCTGACCAGAACGCCGCCAAGCGAGTTGACGCCGCCAGCCTGAGCCCGGCTTTCAACGCGATGGTCTTCGCACCAGCGGCGAGCCTCAGAGTCGTTGAACAGCGTAGCCTTCAGGTGCATACCAGCACGATAGGCTCGCTCTTCAGCATTCGCCCCCACGAAAGCCTTGAGGTTGCCGACTGCCTTCGGCACGGCGAAGTAACGCTTTTCTTGCACGGCTGGTGCCTCCTCAGTTTTCTTCTCGATGGCTGCGGCAGGAGCAGATCGCTCAAGCACGGAACGCAGTTCAAGTTCCTTCGCCTGAATCTTTTCGCAGAACTCGATCTTCTCCTTGATCTTGTCTGCTCGCTCAGAGAGTTCGCGGAGGCTTGCTTCTTGCTCTTCGCTCATTTCAGCGGAGCCTTCTTCCATGCCTTCTTCCATTGCTGACATCTCAGCGACAACGGAAGCGAGTTCGTCGAGCAGTGCTTTGATCTTTTCTGCGTAAGCCATCTGTGTTTACTCCTGTGTACGGCTTGGCGTAGTTTTCGCCTGCCCCTGAAACTAAGAAACAAACTAGCGGACCATCCAGACTGAGTAGCCGTTTTTGTTCTACTTAGAACAAACAAGCGGCTGGCGGCGACGGATGTCGCTGGCATTTACTACGGATTTTTCATTATGGCCGCAGACGCTGCAACGCAAGTATCGGACCTGCAACGGACCTGATGCCCTACTTGAGATGCACCCTAGATATGCCTTGCGGCATCGCGGGCAAATATCACCGGTCTTCGCCATGCCTCTCCAGCCATTCGCGGTATTCGCCAATCTTGCCGTGCCATGCCTTCCGCTTCTTGCAGCCTTCGGCACACTGCTCGCGGAACTGATCGTATGATCGCTTCGCGACAGCAACACCAGTGTCTGGATAGGCAGGGTAAGTCACAGGCCCGACATCATAGAGTTCGGCAATCTTGGTAACGGTGCGGACGCTTCGGCCTTCCTCCATGCTCCATTGCTCGCCATCCTTTGCGATGACGAATGAGAAGGATGAGCCACGGACGATGCCATTGGCGATATTGCTGGCAATGTCTTTGCCGTAGGTTGTTTCCGGCACCGGAAACTCATACCGCAGGCCGACCTCATCGACCGACATCTGCAACGTCTGCGGGTATCGTGCCAGCGGGTAGTTGGCATCGTGGTTCCAGAGAGCCCTCGTCTCCAGCGGCTTCTTTCTTCCACGTCGCTCTTTCACAAGGTCGAATGCCCCAGGATCAAGACGCTCAACGAAGTCACCCATGTCGAGTGAGTCCACGCCAAACTTGGCGGCATACCCGACGATCCATTGCTGCTTCTCCTCGCTGCCTTCTTCCTTGGCTCGCGACTCAACTCGCAGCATGTCTTCGTCGCCTTCGACTTTGATCGACCGAACTTCGATAGCCATAGTTCTGCTCTCCTCATCAGCGGCGTTTATCTGCCGCACAAGTTTTTTCGCCCACGACCACCCTGCGTCAGAGCCCCACAGATGCCACGAAATTTTTCCGGCTGAAGGAAATCCAGGCTCACCGGGGTTCCAGCCCTCTCCTTGCTTGTCTACTTCGTGGCGGTCGAAGTATGCCTTCATCCGTTTTGCAGTTGACGGGCTGATTCTCGTCCCA